TCAATCTGTCCTTCTGTAATTACAAGCGTCCCGAAGTCCTCGCAGTGATTCATTCCGAATAAGATTTTTCTGTAATTACCTGTTACACACCATTCCTTCGAACCTTTGCCTTTTTCGTAGTTGATTTTTCTGTACTTAACAAAATCAAGTTCTCCGTCCTCATTTTTGAATGGAAACACAAGCACGTTTTCGTTGTCAGGCATCGTTGTAATTTCATACTTGCGAGCAATCTCTTCCGTGATGCCCCTACTAACCATGTATGCTACTGCAGGGTCACGTACTTCAATCTTTTTCTTGTTGTCTTTGAATCTTGTGTGCTTATCTCTTGAACCATCAATGTTGTAATAAGCATTAAAGTCTCTGCCTAAATCAAATCTTTTGTCTCGGAAGTCCTTTGCTAATGTAATGATGTTTCCTTTTACACCACATGAGCTGCGCTTGCATTCGAATTGCCCTGTTCGCATGTTTATTGAAAACGTGTTTCTGTCCTCATTTTTTCCTCCGTGGCAATACGGACATTCTGCAAACGTCATCTCATCACCTATATCCTTGGTCGGGATATTCACAGATCTTCTGAATTCAATCGCATCTTCTTTTTTGAATTGATAATATCCATTGCTATAATTCATATCCTTCTCCTAACTCCGCACTCCAATCTCTTTTTTTCTTTCCATCGAGGCTTGGGTCTAAAGGACCCAAAGCCGAAGATGGGTCTTTATTAATTTCTTTAATATCCGTCATTTTTGACGGTGGTTTTACGTCAATTTTGACGGTGGTATCACCGTCATTTTTGACGGTGGTTTTTCCGTACTTGACCAGAGTGATTTCGTTGGTTTCATACATCTTGTTTTTCTTCAATCTCGTCTTTGTCTTTATGAGGTTTTTGCCTTTAAGTGAATGGATTGCTCGCTCTACTGTCCTTATTGGTAAACCAGTTTCTCGCGCTATTGTGTATGTACTTAACTTCGCATTCCTTGAATGGAATCCATAAGTATGTCTGATGATACAGATATATACAGAAGACTCGCTGCCATTAAGTCTTTCCTTCATCCATTCTGTCCAAAACCAGTTTGGTACTTTAGTGAAATTATCCATAGCGACCACTCTCTAATTCCTGTTTCATTTCTCGGTACAGAATCTCTTTAATTAGCCGGCCGGAAGTTTCGTGTTTGCAGAAGATAACTTTAAGATTGTATCTGACCATCCATGCAGTGATACTTGCGAGAAATGCAGTTGGATTGAATTTGCTTCTGTACCTTCCATTGATTAGATTCTCCCAACTTGCATCCTCAACCATGAGATAGACAGAAGCATTATCAAGAACCGCCCGCTCAAATTCTGCCTTGAACCTTTTTCTGTCTCGCGTGAAGCACGTTGCCAGTTCATCGAGATTCATCTTTCGTTCTATTACTGCGTTTACCATGATAGGAGCATTGCTAATCGTAAACTCAGCAGAATAATCACCATAATCAAGCTTCTGTCTCTTCCATGGAACACCGAATGTCTCATATCTCTTCTTCGCTCTGTCTGATGGCTGCTCTCTTGTGTCGACGAGAACAACCATTGAATCAAGACAGGCTTCTATTTCTGCTGGGTGCATCAAAATGGAATCTCTTCGGCGGAACCTTCAGGGACATTCACGAAATCATCAGAAGGATTGGAGGAGTTCGGGCTTCCCTTGTATCCCTTCTTCGCATAGAATTTAAGGAATCCATCCCAGAATTTATTTTCCCTCACTTCAGAAACTGGACACGGAGCAGAAACTTCTGAGTAAATAATGTCCTTGCCATCGATATTTGAACCGACCTGATGGAAGATAATGCCGATGCTCTTTCCTTTCCACTTCGTTTCGTCCCAATCCCAGGAATAGCCACTGTTCGACTCCTCAAGAGCATTAGTCCATCTCGCAAAAGCTTTCTTCTTCTTATCATCTTCATCAGAACCATCATCAGTAGGCTCATTGATTCTTGCGATTCCCTTCCACTTCTTATTCTCATCTGTGGACTCGTCAAACTGCTTTTTAAAAAAGTCCTTATGCTCTCCCTCCGAAACATCAAATGCGACAACCAATCTCTTGCCCCAATCAACATCTTCTTCTCTTACGTTAGTAATCTTGCAAACATATGCTCCAACCGGAATCTGAGCAGAACCTTTGTACTTTGCGCTTTCGAGTGCCTTGTCGTAATTGTTAAATTTTTTCATTGTCGTTCCTCCTTAAAAAGGTATGCTGTGTTTAGCGTCGTAATAATCAAAATCTTGCGGTTTATATTCTCTTGATGTCGAATCTTGCTTTCTTAAAAACTCCCCTACTCTGTTAAAACACTTCCCATTAAGACTTGTGGTCTCTATTGTGAGCCTTCCTCTTTTGCCAACACATGACTCAAAAAGTTCCATTACGCTCATTGATTTTCCTTCTGGGAAAATACTCTTCTTGAATTGTCCTATCTTCCAACTAGTCTTGTTGTGTATTTTTAAATATTCTGTAATTGGTTTTATTAAATTACCATGACTATCCAATATTGAAATTTCAACAATTAGCTGATCGCATTCAGGTATTATATTTCCTCCTTGGTATTTTCCTAGCTTGCAGTTAGAAACAATAAAATCGTATTCTCCGTCATTTATTATTTTCTTCCTCAGCGCAGAGGGTGTTTTCTCGTGACATGATTTGCATAATGTAATTAAATCTTTTTCAGGGTCTTCCTTCATGAAATTTGAATAGTCATCAAATTTATGATGGACTTGAAGATTTGTCGTTGCACCGCATTGTGTGCATCTATATCCATCAATGCGTAATCTGATTTGCTTTTTTCTCTTCCAAATTTCTGACTTATAGTACTTCATGCATTCGCTATCTTCTTCTATTGTGCTATATAAATTGAATTCCATTTGCTCACCTCCGAATCTTCTCATTAGAATTCCTCCAATGCCTTAATGACAATCATCACATCATTATCAATCTCATCAGAATTAAATGCCTCAACTGGAGCCTTACAAGTACATCCATCGGCAGATGTGATAAACTTGTATTTTCCATCTTGTCTAACCGACCAAACAACAGTTGTCATTTTGGATTCCAGAACCAACTTCTCAAGCTTTCTGCCATTGGTCTTGATTCTCGTCTTTACGATTCCGTTATCATCAGAGATTGTTTCTGAATGACAGAGAATAATCACAGTAAGGTCATCTCGCATTTCCAAAGCCTTGTTAATCACAGACCAGCCATTCTGAGCCAAGTCACTCCATGCTGACCTCTTGTCACCACTCTGCATGGCAAGAATTCTCATCTCTTCTGCCACCATCATTCCATTCAGAGTATCGATAACGAGATACTTAATGTGAGTCATGTTGTCTTGCTTATCGATTTTCTCCATGATGTTCATGCACGTTCCAAAGCTGTCCGTTTTGAAATAATTCAGTTTCTTTTCCGCAAACTGATTTTTCCATCCCTTCCAATTCAATCCCTTCTTGTCAGAATCGATATAGAATGTTTCGTCCGGCGGTAAATTCCGCATTGAAGTGGTTTTTCCAGAGCCACTTTCTCCCATAATTCCAATTACTTTTGCCATTTCTCCTCCTTAATCCAAATAATCTTTAAGCTTCCTCTTTGGAAGTGATTCCTTATACTTTCTGTCTGTCCATGTGTAAAACTTTTGGATAGGCTCGTCACTTCTGTTTCTCACTATTATCTGTACAAAGACGCTAAACGCATCATCGTTATGGATAAGACACTCATCGATTGCCTTATCGACTCGATGCTTTAAATCTCTTTTTGCGTTGGTCATGCCATCACCTCATAAACTCAGGAATCCTGTCATCTCTCTTCTGATAATTCTTGTACGCTCTTCTGACAATCCTTGAATCAATCTTGGAATTCTCCCTATCATCATGAACAGAAATTACATATCCAATAATTGCCCAAACTGCAATTAAAACAACGGAAGTGATAAACCTCTCAACCGCCCACGATGGATTGTCAGCGCATCCGGCCGCTCCAATTATCATCTGGAATATGCTTGACCAGAAGCAGATTGTCTGTATTATTCTTGCTATACTTCTTACCATCACTTCAACTTCTCCACTCTTACCACTGATTTTAAGTCGTATAATTTTCCGTCCTTTTCAAACTGCTTCAAGATTTTCCCAATCGTTGCTTCCTTACTCGTTCCTGAGAAGTGCCTCACAGCGTATTCACTGTATTTAACAAGGTCATCGAAACACGTTTTCTCGTAACTCGTCCTGAGTTTCGGATGCAATCTCATCCCGTTATTCCTCATGCTTCTAATCGTGTACTCGTTGATGTAATCGTATGGTGCCGTGAAAGCGTTGATTTGTTCAGCACAGTACATATCCATCAGATTACCGATTCCAAGTGGATGCAGTTCCTTCGGCCACTCACTTTTTCTTGTCCCCTTGATAACACCAATGACATACTCGATTTTCGATGGGATTCTCTCACCATGGAAAATCCATAAGTCCATTGTGGTTCCGTCCTTGCAGATACAACGATATTTCGCTGTTGGAAGTTCAGATTTGTTTCTGTTTTTCGGCTTATATTTTTTCATCGTCTTTTCATCGCCTCCTTGACTTCATCCCAAGGAACATCTCCATTTCTGCTAATCCTAGCCAATTCGTCCAGAGTAAAAGTCTCTGGACTACTAAGTCTCTTTCTTATAGTAGGTCTGCTACATCCAAGCAATGATGCCAGTTCATCAACACTGAACCTACCATTAAGCAGAAATCTGATTTCCTCAAATGGCTTTCTTTTTCTCGGTATTTTCGGCATATTACTTAAACCTCGCTAACCAATCAACGAGTGAGCTCGTCAAGATGTCTGCTTCTGACATTGTCAGGGTAATACCTTTTCTCATCTCTCCATCATTTGACCAGTTTCTGATATCAATGACGGATGCTTTCTTATTGTAGGAAATAAGACAGACCTTCTTGGTTGTTGACCTACCTTCTGATAAGGTGGCAATTGTTTCTTTAATTTCATACTCGAAATCTGACATTTTAATCCTCCTTTAAATTCTGTACTCGTAAACCCCTAGCTAGGCTCGTTTTCTGAGTCTGTAACATTCTCATCGGTATCTTCTTCACCTTTTGGTCTATGTCCCATTCTGTATTCCCACAGAGGGCATTTCTCGCATGTACAGAGCCTGACCTCTACGATTTGGTTGCAACAGCAATCAAGGCATTTTCTTCTGATTGCTTTTAACGGTGTTAACTTCGCCATTAGTCCTCCTTATGCTACTTTTCGTGAACTTTTCTCTCAAAAAAATAAATACCATAATCGAAAGCAGAAATATCGAGCGAGTTTGCCCATTCTTCGATTTCATTCTGGTCTAAATACATTTTTCCATTAAGTACTTGGGAAACCGTCGCTGGACATAACTTCATGTACTCCGCGAACGAAGCTTGAGAACCGAACTTCTCGATGATTCTTCCTCTTAATTTAGATGTGTCAAACACTTTCCATTCACCTCCTTTCGAATTACTACGTTTCGTGAACTAATGTCATGATACTACGTTTTGTTTACATTGTCAATAATATTATTTATTTTTCGTGAATTATTTTTATTTACTATAAATTGCTATAAGTATATAATTAAGGAAGAGAAAGGAGTGATTCGATGAATAAGGTGTCAGATTCAAAAAACAGAATAATGGAAATCATGAATTATTACGGAATAAGCCAAGCTGAATTATGCAGAAGAACGGGCATCGCAACATCTGCCATGTCCAATTACTTGAATGGCGATAGGGTTCCAAGACAAGATGCAATCAGTATGATATGCGAGCCTTTTAATATTAATCCGTCATGGCTTATGGGATATGACTTGGAAATGAAAATTCCTACTAAGCACGCAGATGAAGAGAACAGGCTTATCAGAGCATTCAGAGGATTATCTAAAGACGGAATGGAAAAAGTAATCGAGTATGCAGAGATGATGAGAGATAAAGAAAAAGCAGACCTTAAAAAAGATTCCGTCTCCTATAAACAAGCATAAAAAAGGAACCTGCGTTACTAGCACAGGTTCCAAGCCGAAAAAAAACCAGAAAGGAGGTGATTTTATCACTTTTGTTCCAAGGGAGTACAGAGGGAAATGGAATGCGTGGGAAGCTTCCCCTCTGCATTCCTATTATAACAAAATAGGAGGTTGATTGCAATGAAAATACCAGATCCAAAACGATTGCCATCTGGCAACTACAATATCCAGTTACGAATAGGTAACGGAAAAAGAATCTCAATCACGAAGCCGACCGCAGCAGCTTGCCGGAAAGAAGCAATCTCAATCAAGAGCAAAGTACTTAATGATGCAAGGCTTGATGATTTATCCGCGAGGGATATCAAGATATCAGATGCCTGTATCAGATTCCTTGAAGACAAGGAAGCTGTTCTGTCCCCGGAAACGATCTGCGGATATTATGTATGTTACAGAAATTATTTTCCAGACATCATGCATAGGAAGATGGGAGACAGAATCAACTGGCAGAAGGAGATTTCCAAGGAGTCTCGTGTCCACTCTCCAAAGACTGTCCGTAATGGATGGGGATTTCTCAAATCCGTATATACTTATCATGGGATCGAATTACCACAAGTTACATTGCCTCAGAAAATACAAAAGGACTTACCATGGCTCTCATACGACCAAATCTGCATTCTTGCAAAAGCAATCGAAGGCAAGCCGGTTGAATTAGGCTGTCTATTGGCCCTAAATGGCCTCAGACGCTCTGAAATATATGCGCTGGATAAAACATCCATTGATACAGAGAAAATGATTATACGCGTCCGTGGAGCGTCCGTATACAAACGTGGTGAGGGATACATCATCAAACCTACAAACAAGAGTGATACCAGCAGAAGGGATGTTCCGATTCTGTTCCCACGTATAGTAGACCTTGTTTCTGCTTCTGATGGTAAGCTCATGCACTATTCTGAGAATAAGCTGAGAGAGAAGATTAATGTAGAATGTTCTGCTCTTGGAATTCCTGAAGTCGGAGTCCATGGGTGCAGACGGTCATTCGCATCATGGTGCGCTCACGAAAAAGTACCTGAAGACATCTGCAAAAAATGGGGAGGATGGAGCGACTACAGAACCATGCATGAAATCTATATGAAGTACTCAGAAGCTGACAAAGACAGCTACGCAGAGAGGATGAGGGGTAAAATGTCAGACAAAATGGCAGACGGAAAATTAGAGATGGCAGATGGGGTGGCAGATGAATGAAAAAGAATGGCTCAACCGCAAGGGTTTTTAGGTTTTTGCATAGGGGTTCGAATCCACTATGCTCCATTTTTTCACAGAAGACCGTAGTTCCAAGGAATTGCGGTCTTTCCCTTTATTTACAAGGGTTTGCGAGGTTTGAGTAGGAAAGAAATTTTTCAATTTGGAAAGAATTTTTTCCATTTTGAAAGTATTTTTTCCATAGGGTGGCAGATGAAATGGCAGATGAAATTGAAATTTGCAATTTGTAACCCCTATACGCAAAATAAGGCCCCACCACAAGAATTGTTTCATGTGGCAGGGCCTTCGTCAAGGAGGTTATTATGAAAAAAATGTTACTGTCGTTTACTGATATGTGCGAGCAACGCTTCAAATGGATGTTCACCATCTCCGGCGAAATCATCACTGGAACCGCCGGTATCAACCTTATCAGCCATGGCCGGTAAGAATTCGCCATTACAAAATACAGAGTAACTCATCATCCAATCTTCGCTGTCGAGCCACATGCGAAGCTTGGTAATCGGATATCCTTCTGATTCAACATGCAGAATGTTCCCTGTAGCATATCCATCAATCTTGCAAAGTAATCCCTGTTCATAATACGTTGACAGAAACAGAGAAGGCTTTGGCGTCGTAGGTTCTTGATCTGGAGCAGAACCATCACCAATATAATGCAAGATACCACTCCAAGGATAATCGTAATAGCTTCTGATTCTGCTCTCGTTCCCTGTCTGGTCACCAGTTGCGCCATCAACGCCACCAGTTTCTGAGATGGAAAACTCTCCAAGCGTGTCAGGATTATCATTCAAGCACA